TCCCCTGCACGTTGATCAGCTCGAGGATACGGCGGCAGGCGAAGAACGTGCTGCGCTTGATCTGTGCATTCCGCTCCGTGCCGGTCTTCAACTTGTTCGACAGGTCGAACAGCATATTGCCGCCCGTCGCGTTCCCCATGTACAGGAAGTCCGTCTGATCAACCATCACCTGATTCCCGTTGGCATTGGCTGCCATTAGGAACGTCACGCCAGGGAACGTCAGGTACTTGTAGGCAGAGGTGAACGCGGAGATGCCGAGGGCCGTCTGGTAGAAGAAGACGATGCCGTTCGTGTAGTCCACGAAATACTTCCCAGCACTCGTGACCGCGGCCTTGGTGGCGACCTCTGTGGTGAGTGCGCCGGCCGGTGTAATCGCGGAGAAGCCGAGCGACGAATCCCCGAACGAGCCGAGTGCTGTGCCGCCTGCGTTCGAGATCATCACGTTGGGCAGCTTCGCGCACATGAGGTTCTTCGTCGCGTCGTACCAGCCCGTTGAACCGGATGTGGTATACGCCCCACCGCCGACTGTGCTCCATGTCAGCCGAGAGGCAGCGAGTCTGTGCGTCGCACGATTGGTCGTACACACCGACGTGAAGATGCCGCTCAGTGTGCAGGCGCCGGCGCTGTTGCTCGGCACGTCGTAGACGATGGTCCCACCCGCCGAGCTATCAAATTCGCCGTAGGCCGTGGTGCTCAGCGGGGTGTTGCTGGCGTTGAAGCCCGAAAGGGTTAGCGTGAAGCCGTTCGCCGTGACGAACTTGCCGTGATTCCCCACGGCTCCGGCAATCGTGAGCGCATGACCAACCGCACCCGCCGTCGAACCAAGCGTGATGTTGGCGTCCTGCGTGATCGTGCAGCCCGCGGGAATGACGATCGTGTCGCCGTTCACCGGCGCAATACCGCCAACCCAGGAGCCACCTGCGCTCATGAGTCCACCCGCTCCTGTACCAGTCCTGGCCGCCATAGCCTAGCCGACCCGCCGGACTACCACAGCGCGGTGATCCCGGTGGCGGCCGTGTTCGTCGACCAGACGCGCGTCACGCGAAGGGGAAGCACACCTGCTGGCACGGTCAGGTTCACATGCGCCGCGGCGTTGAGCTTGTCGCCGAGGGTGGTCACCGAGAGCGTGCCGGCCGTGCCGATCACGAGCGCGCGTGAGGCTTTCGCCAGGTCATCCGTATCGCTCGGCGTGACTGCGACGGCGTTGCACGCTGGATTCGACGCGCCCTGCAGCAGCGCGGGAGATCCAACCCAATCGTCAGTGTAGGTAACAGGCATGATGTGCGATGTGAGGGGTCATTGTCCGGCCGCAGCAAAGTCGCTTGAGGTCAAGCGTTGATCCGAGGGAGCGCCTTGGTCAGCGCCGCCGGCCACGAGCTGCAGGTTGGGCGGTCCGTCCGCTGCAGGTGCTGGGGCTGCGGCTGCGGCTGGTGCACCGGCACCTGGCATCGCCGACGCCAGGTCGTTCACGGCCTTCGCCGTCAGCTGCATGTGATTGATGAAGGCGGCCTGCGCTTCCGGCGCCCATTTCTCGAACCGGGCGCGGTCGCGCTTCATGAAGTCGTAGTGCGCGGCCAAGTGCTTCGGCTGCGACTGCCAGAAGGCGAGCTGCGGCAGTTGGTTCTGGCCTTCGCGCGGATTGTACGCTTCGAACATCGCGTGCTCGCGCTGTACTTCCATGAGATCGGAGTCTTCGTCCGACTCGAACGCACCCAAGCCAGGGGCGCCGGTATCCATGTAGCGGGAGAGGGCTTCCTTATCGACTTCCCCATTGGGTCCCTGCACCAAGCCGGGGAACTTCGACAGCATGTCAACGCGCGCATCCCACTGCGCGGCCTTGCTCCACGGGAAGCTCGAGCCGACCTGCACGCGCACGTCCATGCCATCCGAGAGATCGGAGCCAAGGAAGGATTTGACTTCCCACTTACCCCGCTCGCCGCGCACCTGAATGTCGCGCTCTTCGGTGTAGTTGTGTTGCGCCAAGACGAGCATCCGTCGTCCGACTTCCTCGAGCGCATGCTCCCACGCTTCAAGGGATGGCGTGTAGACGCTGTCCGTCTGCTCCTGTTGCACGAGCATCGCACGGCCTGACGTCACGCCTTCCGGTGCCTGCCCGAGCGACTCACGATCAAAGCCCGTCACGAGCGAGACCTTGTTCATGATCACATCACGCTCGGCGTAGATGCGCTCCGGCAGTGGCTTGAGCTCCGCCTGAATGGGCGGCTTGCCTTCGGCGTATCCCTTGGAGGCGAGGACTTGCCCAGGCGAGGAATCGATGGTGAGACCGCGGTCGTCTGGGTGCACGACCCACTTCCCGCCCATCGCCATCTGCACGTTGTGCTCGAGGATCTTCCCGTCGAGCGTGTTCAGCGCTTCGTTGAGCGGAACGACCTGGGGAATCAGCCCGATGGATTGCACTTGCCCAGGCACCGGAACGTCCTGCACCGGAATGAGCGGCGGCCAAAATCCGCTCGGCAGTTCGGCTTCACCGTTCGGGTATTCCGTGTCGCCCTCTTTCGGCCACACGACCTTGTTACCGACGACGATCCAGTGGCGGCCGTTTTTGTGGGTCTCATCGCGGTCGCGGTAGTACTCGATGACGAGCACCCGAGAACCGATCGCTTCCTGCTGCGAGGCGCCACCGAAGGTGCCGAGGACGTCCGGCTGCGCAGCACTGGCCGACGACAGCATGTCATCGTATGCGGCGCGATCTTCATCGGCGCCCGACACCAATTCGTCCGCCGCGACCTTGAAGTGCGCGGCGGCGCGGTCCTTGGGCCACATGCGCGCCACGAACATCTCGTAGGCGTCGTCCGGCGTTTCCGCTTCCGGGTTGAAGCGCACCGCCATCGGCGATTCCAGTCCGATGGCGATCTCTCCCTGCGGCATCATATGCGGCTCGGCGTCGAGGTCCGGCACCGGCTCGCCGGTCTCCTCGTGCGCCTTGGTGATCAACTGGCCGTCAGGACCAAGGGGAGCGGAGACGTCTTCCGTCTCTCCTGCGTCAGCTCTCACAGGATCGGCATGCGGCACTTCGATCAGCTGCGTGAGCGGCACCAGCTTCCCTGCGTCCTTATCCCAGTAGACGCGGAGATAGACCTGGCCACTGCAGAAGAACCAGCCCAGCGCCCGCTTGAGCGTCGTCGGCACCTTGAGCAACCGCCAGAGGTGCGTGATCAGCGCCTCTCCCATATGCGCCGATTCGCGGTCGTCCGAGTCCGATGACGGAGGAACAACGTCGAGCGCCGGCTTCTGCTTTGTGAGTTTGGCGATCGCGGTGCGATATACCGCGTAGACGACCTGCGTGACTGGCTGCTGGGTCCACGCGGGTACGTCAGTGTCAGTGCCGTAGCGCCGCTTGCTCTTGTTCCAGATCAGCCAGTGACGGCCAAGGAGGAAGAGCACGGCCTTGGACCACGTTTCATAGAGCCCAACGAAGTGATCGTTCTGGACCTGATAACGGGCCAGCACATAGAGCGCTTTGTCGGTTGGGACTGCATCGAGGGCTGGAGGCTCGCTGTGGGCGAGGTCCGCAAGGGTTTTCCCGTTCGAATTGGTCAGACCGCCGGAGTGCGCCAACCAGGACCTCGGTGCGTCATTGATTCATCAGCCGCGAATGCTCGTCTGTCGGCCGCTGTAATAGAAGCCGACTGCCGCCAGGCTCAGCAACGGCGTGAGTGTGCAGCTGAGCCCATCGGTCGAGAGGGCCGACACCACGCAGTGTGCGCGGGTGCTCTTGCCGATCTCAATCACGTTCCCGTTGGCCATGATGCCGGACTGCGAGTCCGAGAATGTGGCCGCGCCCGCTACCACGGTAACGGTGCCGTACGGGTGATCCTGATCCTTGTACGATGCCATTGGAGGACTTGCGGGAGGAACGCGAAAAAGGCGCCCGACCGAGCAGGAAGGAGGCTCGGGGTCGGGCGCCAGTCGGCGTGGTGCAGTGTTCTGGTCGCTAGTATGGCATTATGCGGCCTCGTGCGCAAGAGCCAATCGCCGCACCTTGCGGCGTTTCGGCAACGGGGCCGTGGTCTGGGCGAGTGTCGAATGGACACAACCGGACAGGTGGAGGCTCGCACCTCGTCCAGTGAGTCCGGCCCCTGAGCGGCGCTTGCCATGCCATTCGGCGGTGTCTGAGGCGTGCTGGCAGGCGCAGTGAGCGGGCTGGTCGCGGTAGTGAAGGCGGCGTTTCATCGGGCTGTTTGGCTAGAGGTCGGTAACGGGAATTTCTGCCTTAAACATCGCGTCCATCTCTCGCTGGGCAGCGCGCGTCTCTGGCGTGCAGCTCCATATCCCATTCACGGCGTCGGCGATAACAGTGACTTCCTCACCATTCAAGGAATCGACAACGATGAAGTCAGTCGGCGCTGGCGTGTTGCGCAGAAAGGATTCAATCTCTTGCCGCACATCACTGTCGATGTAGAACACCGTGCCGGCGATCTGCACGACGTGAAAGGATGTGCATGCGCTCACAGCCCCACCTCGGCACGAAGCTTCGCAATCTCCTCAGCGTGCCGCGCTTCCATCTCGGTCAGCAGCCGCGTCGTCTCCGTCATGCATTGGCTGTAGACCTTCTGGCCCATCGCCAGAAACCCGGCAGCCATCGATGCGACGACATCGTCCTTGGTGGCGTACTTACCCCCCTGGCCGCTCGCCTTCCGTTTGTGGTCCTGCAGGTTGAGAATGCGTTTTGGTGCGTCGTCGTTGGGCTCGTTCATGGCAGGCGAGGGATGAGGGCGCGGATCTTTGTGCGAAGGCCAACGCGGATTTCGCGGGCCTTTCGTTCCGCGAAGTCGCGCTTCCGGCGATTCTCGTCGAGATCGAGCCGCTGCTCGATCTTGCAGGTGAGGTATCCGTGTTCGCGGGCGAGTATGGTCATGGCGTCGAGCGCGTCCTCTACCTCCAGTTCTTTCTCGATGTTCGCGTCAGACATGAGTGGTGGGGCGATAGCGTGGGTTGTAGCTCTCACCGGCAGGGCTACAGAGGATGTGGAGCATTTCGGTCGAGCTGATCCGGTCGTCGGTGTCGTTTAGCCAGGTATCGTATTGCCGCTGATCGATCTCGTAGCAGGTGAGCATGGGCGTGGGCTCCGCCGTGGCGATGACGAAGAAGAACGTCGAGGGCCGGCACTGCTGGCAGCACACAAACGCATGGCCCACCATCCGACGCTGGTCGATCGCAAAGCCGGACTTGGCGGTGCGGAAGAGGTGCCCGTGCAGGCAGGTCATGTAGTTCGACTCGCAATGCCAGATCATCGCGTCTGACTCTCTCGCTCGCGTTGCTCCTGCACACGCATCCGGTCAGCAGCTTGGATGGAGGGCGGTTGCGCCTCGGCGTCGGCCTTGATGGTGGCGCGGGCCAGCACATCGGCGAGCCCCGCCTCGCGCACGGACTCTACGAGGCGCGACGGCAGGTCGTTCAGCCTGTCGAGGATGTGGGCGAGCACGTTGTTCGTGTGCCGCTGGTCCTCCAATAGCTCCGCACTCGAGCCTCTGAGTGCGTCGAGTTCCTTCCGGCTAATCCATGGCATCCTCGCCCTCTCCTATTGGCGGATGATTTTTCCGTACCGCTTGGTGTCCTGCGGCTGCTCTTCCATGTCCACGAGTTCCTGCCACACGCGCTGCGTCTGCGTGAGTCCGACCTTGCGCAGAGGCTCCGTCAACGGCGTGCGATCGCGCACAAAGTTCCAGTAGCCCGCGGCGTCGCCCTTGTTCGGGGAACGTCGGCCCGGCAACCGCTTCTTGATGTCTTCCTTCTGCTCCACCACGATCTTGCCGTTGTGGGTTTTCCATTGCGGCGTGATCAGGTCCTGCGCGAGCTCGTCATCGAGTGGCAACGCCAGGCGCTCGAGGCGGATGTCCTCGCGGAGCGTCCACATGATCTGCGAGCGCAGGTTGTTGAATTCCTCGTCTTCGCCTGAGCGGTCCACGGCGGACTCACCGCCGTTCAGCGCCTTGATCCATTTGTCGCGCTTCCGGAGCTCGTTGACGCAGCCCGCTCCAACGCCCACCGCATCCACGCCCACATGCTCGGCCTCGATCTTCTCCTCATTCATCTTGAGGTGGACACGGAAGCCGAGGTCGTTGGAGTTCGGGCACGGGAATGAGTCCACCTTCTCGAGCCACCAGCCTTGGCCTTGGGCGATCGCCCCTTCATCACCGCCGATGGAGTTAGCCACATCCACGCCGAGC